CACCGGCAACGGCGACAAAACCCTGCGGGGGCTTGCGGGTGTGATGCACAAGATCGATCGCGGCACCGCAGCGCTTGGCGATGTCACCAAAGACATCCAGCACCGCATCAATTTGCTTGTTGTCGTTCTCTTCCGCGTAATGAGATTTGACCAGCGGATCAACTTGCAGCACGGATATATCGCGCTTTTCCATCTCCGCAATGACTTGCCCGACTGCCGGCGTTGCAACCACCAGCCCGTCCATTGGCTCTGCCACCACCATTTTGCAGTCCCGGCCCGAATCCAGATAAAGCCAGCCCTCAAGCTCCACCGGGTCAATGTCGAACTGCCGGCAGATTGCCCAGACGCGCCGCATCAATTCATCGCGCGGATCCTCAAGATTATAGTGCCAAACCTTCACGCGCTCAGGCACACGCGCGCCCATCAAATCGCGCCCGGTTGCCAATGCGACGGCGTCCGTTAGCTCCAGCGTCGTCTTACCGACTCCACCGGGCGACACGGTCGCCGATACATATCCACGGATCAGGTGTTTGCCGTAGAGCCACTTGCGTGGCTCAACCGCAGCCATCTCAAACGCGCGAAACTGTGACGCCGTCACGCGCTGTCGCGACTCAAAGCTATGCAGCACGTCCATGAGCGTAGCCGGATCATTTACCGCCAGCCAATCAGCGAGATCGGCCTTGTCGCCCATGCCCTTCGTGATATCGCAGTAGCTTGCGCTATCGGCGACCGTGACCAGCGCATCAAACGCCTTACGTGCCTGGGTAGCACCGCCCTTGTCATTGTCCGGCACAACGTAGACGCGCTTGCCGGCAAGCAAATGCGCCATGTCATCCCATGAGCCTGCGCCCTTCGACGTTGCGCACAGACCTAACGCGCGCGCTGCGTTCGCATCCTTTTCACCCTCACAGACAATGACCTCATCAGCTGCCAGTATTTCCGGCAGGCAATACGGCACGCGCCTAATGCCATCAAGACAGCCATGCCCCTCGCGCCATCCGCCTTGCCCGTCGGGTGCGCGCGGCATAAAACGCTTCGGCTCATATCGCCGCTGTTGATACAGCAGCGCCCCATTCTCATCCACGTAATCATATTTCTCGACAACAAGCTCGACGCAGTTCGGTGCCGGTTTTATCTCTGGTAGCAGCTGGTCGAGGTGACCGCCCTGCTCAACCTCAAAATCGTAATAGGTCTGCTCGTCCCGATTGAACGCAACCGACCCCTTGCGGCCAAAACGAATTTCCTGCGGCGATGATAGTTGCCAATTTACCGGCCCAAAGAACTCTACCGCCCTCGCTATATCTTCGCCACTGACCGGTTTCATCCGATCCAGCCCACCACTGGCGCACCGTCATGTCCTGCTTCCCAGACGAACCACGCAAACGTCATCATGCCAGCACCCGACGCCACGCCGTTTTTCATCAGCGCCTGCCTGCGCTTAAACACCCAGACCCGTGCCGGCGGCTTGTTCTCGAAAAATGTAGCGCGCTCGACACCTTCCAAAAAACTTAACTTGAGCAGCATCGCGACCTTGCGCTCCGCTAAAAAGGTCGCGTGCGCCACAAAGTCTAATGCGTTTTTGTAAGGCGGATTGGTAACGATGTTGTCGCACCGCCGATGCTCTAATAAAAAATCAACGCCGCTAATGCCAAAATCACGATCGATTAAATCAGTGCTTTCAACGTGGTAACCTGCGCGTTTCAATTCCTTGCTGATATGCCCTTCGCCGCACGCTGGCTCCCAAATGTCGCCGTCGAACCTTTCTACGGACAAAAGTGCGCGGGTAGTTGCGGCCGGGGTTGCGTAATAGTCATTCGCCTCGCGATCACCGCGAGAGTTGTAGCCGACTATCTGATGCTTCCGCTCCATCAAAAAGGTATCTCGTCGTTCAGTTCGTCAACATCGCGTAACCGTTCTTCGGTCACGGTTTTTAAAAGACACTGCGCAAACGTGATTAATTCCTCTTTGCTCAACACCCCTAAGTCCGTCTTGCCTAATTCATCTAGGTAAGCACCGCCGGCTTTAATTCCTTCAAACAAAATTTCGTTCTCTTTATCTGTCCAATCAGTCACTACCCCTCTCCTTGTCCATAAAAGTTGATGCCCTCGGCTACAAAAATATCGCCTCCGCCCACTTAAACCCTGTAATGACGGGTCAAAACCAAAACCTCTTTCACCTCTAAAACACACCGCACACAGCGCCCTCATTTTTCCACCGGAAACACTTCCATTTCATAACCAAGCACTGCCAACACGCGTTCGATCGCTTCTATCGACATGGTGGAAACGCCGGATTCGTATCTTTGCAACGTGTTGACATGAATGAATGCGGCCATGGCGACGTGCTGCATTGGCAGCTGCTTTGAAAGCCGAATTGCTTTTATTTCTTCAGCAAGCCAATGCTTTTTCTTCATCCTCAATCCCGTGTTCCTCATCGTCTATTTCGCCCCAACCCCTGCATTTCTCGCACTCGACCATCTTCACTCGTATTTCCATCCATCGATCGGGCGTGTAACCGCCGACCGTATATTCTTGCTCGACGCGCCCATCGCCCAGACACATTGGGCATTGCTTCACGCCATCACCTCCCGCACCTGATAGGCATCACATCCGGCTGCCTGTTTCTCCGGCGACAGAATTTCGTCATGTTCTTGGCAATGCCACTGCGGCCCCTCAACGGGCCGCGAGTAGGCGCACGTCCTGCAATTACGTTCGACCGTTGCGCCGGCGTGACACACTTCTTTTGCGTCACACCACCGGCACTCAAAATATGTTGGTGATTCCGAAATGCGTTCCGGTAGTTCGTTGTAGTTTTCAACCATCGAGCGCAAACGCTCAGCAAAATATTCAGCTTCGTCGCGCACCAACTCTGTGCGGCAGGCATCCCAATCCCTCGCCCCGGCCGAAGCAACCACTGTCCAGTGTCGCTTGTAGTGGCCGTAAAGCATGTAAAGCTGGGCCTGCACCCAATAGACAAAGTTCCACTGTTTCAGCGTAGCCTTTTGTCCGTCCTTCGCCTTTATCTTGCGAAACTCATTCAGCTTTCTTTCGTTCGTGACTTTGCATTCCCAGACGTGTGCAGTCTTTGGCGCAGCCGGATGATGATACACAACACCATCCATATGTCCTCGGACATGACCGCCAGCATCAACGACCTCAAACTGTCCACCCGTTTCGGGGTCACGGGTCATCAGCGTGATGCTGTCGTTCATCTGTATGCGCTGGGCGACGATGTCCTCATGCCGGTTCCCGTCGTCGATCGCTTTGAGACCACGCGCAGCGATAAAGTTGTCGTGCGCCCATAGCCAGCCGTACCATTGCTTGCGCGGACACATGCCGCCGCCTGACATACCGAGATGCAAACGTCGCGGCCGTGTGGCCTCGCGCTTTTCCAGTGCGCGGTCAGCTTCTTCAAGCGCCGCGTCGACTTCTTTTATTTCTATCTTTGCCATATCGAAAAAGGGCGGGGCGCACGGAGCGCCCCGCAGTTATGCCGCTACTGCCAAGCTGGTTTGCTGGAGGGAGAACCAGAAGCGGCTTCGGCTGGCGGTGTCGGGGGGGTTGCAACCGCCGACCAAGCTACAATCTCATTTCGCGTGCTGTCGTTTTTTTGCAGTCGCAAATCAACTTTGACGCGACGTGCCAACAGCTGCTCAGTGTCTGTAATTTTTGACATGCCAAGCGCCACACCAATTTGTGTAAGCTTGCGGTTAGCAATTTCGACAACGTCTTCTTTGGGGTGCCACAAATTGAGGTTTTCCCAAATCCAGTTGCCGTTGACCTCGACTTGAACAGACAAATATTTGTGTCCGGCTGCGCTGGTCTTCGTTTCACACCCAATGATTTCGCCTTCGTATTCGCCGGGTTGCAGCGGCTTTCGCTCAAAACTGTCGCTTTCCAAAATTTCTGGATTAATTTCAAAATCTAAATCAGCCATCTTTCTTTTCTCCTTTAATTGCGTTGATAAGGGCCGCCCATTCGAGCGGTAGCTCGTCGGGAATTGGGTAACGGGTTTTGGCAACAAAGTTCGGCCGGCTGGCGCACCGCAAAACGCGCTCACCGGAACCAACGGCCTTAATCTTTTTCTGCCCAAAGTTTGAGGTTGTTTCCTTTGTCGTCATCCGCACGTTGGCGAACCCGACAAGGTCGACGTATTCGGTAAACAAATCAGACGCGCGCCGATGCAGCTTAATTTCAAAACGATCAAAAGCTTCGGTCGTCGGATCCTCAAACCGCTTGACCTGGCTGTGTGCCAACAGCACGCACGCCATTCCGCGTTCGCGGCGCAGCTGTGTAAGTTTGCCAAGCAACGCACGATGATGCGACAGGGCTGCCACGTAGCCCTTGCCGTAGCCCATGTCCTCAATCGAATTGAGCTTGTTTTCCTCGCAGACCTTTTGCCAAGTCAGCGCTTCAAACCAATCAAGACTGTCTAGCGCCACAACAGAATAGTCGTGCTTTTCGTTTAGCAGCTGATCGACGTTGTTGTTTACATCCTCAACACTGGTCGCAAGATCAAACCGGTCGACGCCGACAACGTCTGCACCTTCTTCAGTGGGGATGAAGATGCAACCGTCGCCAGCGCCTGCTGCAAATGTCGTCTTGCCTACCCCCGGCGGCCCATAAATTAGAATGCGAGGGGGTGATAGTGATTGTCCTTTAGTTACCTTAAGCGTCATTCTCTTTCTCCTGCTCTCTTTAATAATTCGTGAAATGTTTCTTCCCGCAGCAGCCATAGGCGCGGCGATCGATCGGCGCGCACACACACTGCTTGCGCGTCATCTTGATCGAATGCGTCATACAAAAGTTTGAAGCCGGACTTCCGCCGCTTGCACTCAACCCGCAGACCTTCAATGACAAGGTCGCCGGCAAACTCTTCGCCCAGCTGTTTTTTGTGTGCGCCTGACCCGAACACCCTGCGCGCTTCCAGACCCGCGGCCTGTGCTGCCAAAACGGCCTCACGCTCAAGCTCGTAGCCGCGTTGCTTGTTGCGCGCGCTCATGCACTTAACTCCCACGCGCGCTGATGGTCGTCGGGCGTGACCTCGCCGCCAGTAACGTCTAAAATTATTTGTGCGTTTTTAGCGGTGGGACAATTCTGACCGGTCGCCCAATACATGACCGCTGGACGTGAACAGCCGATGCGTCGAGCAAGTTCTGTGTAAGTCAAATTGTGCGCGTCTATCCATTCTCGTAATAGCATGAATAAAGCGTAAGAATTTTTGTCGTTATGTAAATACGTTTTTTGTAGTATTTTGTCACATAGTGAACTAAACTTACCCGTCCTTACCTATCGATTCGATTCAAGCATGTCTGATAGAAAAAATAGAATAAAGGTTTTAGCCGCAGAGGCTGATATTTCTCTGGCCGAACTAGCTAAAAAAATAGATGTTAAGCCACACACGATTCGACGTTATACGCGCCAAGAAGCGCAGCCTCGCATTGAGCTAGCAGAGAAAATAGCGACGGTTTTTGGCGTTCATGTAAATGACGTGCTTGGTGGCCAAGTGATTTCTCAACAACTTCCCGTCCCGTCTAGCCATGAGCAAATGCCTGCCTATGGCGCGGTTCAAGCCGGTTTAGGCTTTGACATTACGGACGTTACCGCTCCAATCGAGATGGTTAACGTCCCTGATTATCTTGAAAACGCACCGGATCCTTACGCGGTTTATGTAACTGGTGATAGCATGGAGCCACGGTTCACGGCGGGAGAACTTTTATACGTGCATCCAGGCAAGCCGATTCGCAAAAATGACTACGTTGTTGTGCAGCTAAATGCACAAAATGCGAATCACGCGATTGTTAAACGGCTCGTAAAGCAGACAAATGAAAGTTTAATTGTCGAACAACTGTCTGACGGTCAAACCCGCGAAATCCCTGCAAAAGACGTGATTTCTGTCCATCGAGTCGTTGGCCAACGTACAGTAGATGTATAAAACGTAAAACTTTTTGTTGCCATAAAAGAAAAAATAATTATCCTTTAGGCCAATTTAGGCCAAAAAAGGATAATGCAATGCTTACACGTATCTTTGAGGGCATCATCCTAGCCGCTTTGTTGTTGGTTATTTTCGTCGGCTTGGATGTTGCCTGCTACGCTTGGGACACCTGTGCATTCGTCGAGAGGATGCGCTGATGTCAAAGGCTCTTTTAACTGTGCGCGAAGTCGCAGTGGAACTTTTCGGAGAATTTAACGAAACCACTCGCAAGCGCGTCTATCGGATGATCGAAGTCGAAATGATTCAATCGGTCCGATCTGGTTCTCGACACTACATTAAAGCAGTTGATTTGGACCTGCTGAAAGAGAGGGCGGCATGACCGACCTGTTTTTAGACACGTCAAATACTGCAAAACGCTCGGTCCACATCAACGGCTTGGAGCAAACTGTCTATGAGGTTATTCGAGGGGCCGGCCCCAATGGTCTGCACTCCGACGCGGTCCGGTGCTTATTGCCGGACCTTGCGTATAGCAGCGTCACCGCTCGCTATCGCAAACTGCTAGACACCGGCCGCATTTATCTCAACGGGCAGACCCGTAAGGGCGCGTCCGGTCGAGCGCAACGGGTAATGATTGCTGATGTCTGGAGCGATCCGATATGAGTTGCAAGCGTTGCGGCGGCAACCACTACATTGTTGAGGGCGGAGCCAAACGTAATTGTCCAAATTGTGTTTCTGACGAAAACAAGGACACAGTATTGGCGGAGGCGGAGCAGCTAATTCAATCAGACCGCCAAGAGATTTACGGCCCTTGGCACGTAAACGCCAGCCGGATAGGTGCCGGTTGGAAAATTATTTTGAAACTTAACCGGCAGATCACCAACGAAGAAGTCGCGTTAATGATGGATTGGGTAAAGTCAGCGCGCCTAATCCAAACGCCAGACCATATTGATTCTTGGAGGGACAAATGCGGCTACTCAGCGTTGGGAGCAAGGGGTATTGAAGATGATAGTTAAATGGATATTAAGTGCTTTGCGTAAAGAAAAACCCGACCTAGCGGCAAAACTAATTGGGGTACACATTGAGTCGACCACAATAACCACCGGTCGACGACGATGAAGCAAGCGCGCTTTATGAGTCTTATAGAGGCCAAGACCAACGCCGGTCTTGGCCTTTTAATTAGCTGGGGATTTAGCTATTGGGGGCTGCCGCTTTTTGGATTGACTCCGAGTGCGTCCCAAGCTGCTGGGATAACTGGGTGCTATTTTGTTCTTAGTTTCAGCCGGTCGTATGTTTTGCGTCGAATTTTTAACTCGTTTGAACGTTAAATTCCGTAAGCAAATGTCGTAATTGTCGGCTGAAATCGTTTGCCGTTTCAATCTTGTCAAACTGGAAAACTAGGCTTTCGTCTGTCTCTCGATCTTTGACAACACTGACATCAAACTCGTTTTCGGCAATATGGTGAATGGTAATTCCAAACATACCCTATCCCTTTCACCGTATATTTTGAATCGGTTTTCAAGGGTTTTATAGAGTCTAAATTGCACTACAATTTTGTATGGTTCTTCACTTAATTAAGTTCTGGCCCACGCCGGGTCGGCACGTCCGTAAAATCGGAAAGCGTAATGCTCATTTGTTCACTGACGTATTTTGGTAAGTGCTTTTTGCGCAGAGCATCATACTTAATTATTTCGGTGATTGCATAATGACTGTTCGGATCCCTCCCCTGCCTAATCTCAATTTCCCAAATCATTTGAGCGATCCGACGCTCGTAAGCTGCAACCAATCGGATCGTCGGTAAAAAAATGTGCTTTCGATTGTCGGCCGGCAAACATTCCTTAACTATTAAATGGCCGTCGATCGCACCCTCCACCAAAGTTCTTGCACGACGGAGGTCACCACCCATTTTTCTATAGGCACATTGCTGCATTGTGGGTTCGCTGTAGTAAAAATCATTCATCACCAAATGCAAAAGAATATTCCCTTGGCTCTGTTCAAAAAAGTAACTCAGATCACCGTAATCCGATTGTTGCTGTGAAACAGAGATTAACCTACTCTCACACACTGCTCCAAAAACTTTCCGGTAAGGTTCAGCCTCCAAGTATTTAATTGTCATCTTCAAGTTAATTGGGTCTGTACCGCCCTTCTTTATGTAACGAATAGCGTTACTTGCAGCCCAATTCTTGATCGCAATACTTTTATACCATTTGTTCACGACAAAGCCCTCTCCATTTGCTCGGCAATCATCTCATCACGTTCTGGTGAGTTAAGCCAATGACCGTATTGTTTGATCGTATACGCATAGTCGTGGTGACCCATCAGGCGCTGAATAATTGCACCTTCCAGGTTGGTGTCGAAAATCATGGTTGAAGCAAAATAATGACGCAGATCGTGCCACCGAATTTTCTCAATCAACGGGGTGGCCGCGTTATAGATACGGTCAGCAATGAAATCTTGACCACGCCCGGTTAACTGGTTGCCCCGCGCATTAAGATTAGCGTCTAATTGTTCAAGCGATTTGATGATAGTAAACGGAACCACCTCACCAGCTGCCAGCTGGTCACGCCATGCAAATACGTTGGCCTTCTTAATTGCATGGTGCAAAACAACCTTGCGCAAATGCTCCGAGTTTTTGAACGGCAGACCTTCGTCGTCGGTGAAAACGTATTCAGTATTTGCCTTGCGCAACTTGTACTCAATCAACTGCCGCCGCAGTGACTCGATAATTTTGATCTTCCGGTATCCGTATTTTGATTTCGGAACGCCGACCTTGCCTCGGATCAATTTTTTGTTAACGATCACGTAGCCTTTTTCAAGATCGAGATCCGGCCAAGTAAGCGCGGCCAGTTCTGAAAAGCGCAAGCCGGTCAACCCGGCAAAACGCATAATCAGACAGTCGTCCTCATTACGCGCCGCCGCCAGAATTGCCTCGAACTTTTCTTTTGTCATACGATCGATTGGCTTTTGATCGGCTTCCGGCTCTTTCGGAAACTTGCAGGCGATCGGTTGCACCGCTAGAATTTCTTCAGCGACCAGCCAATCGATCATTAATTTAAAATGTACCCACTTATTGACAGCCGTCTTCCAAGGGTGCAGATCCAGCAATTCGTCGCGAATCGCCTTTTGAATACGACGCGGCTTGAGATCGCCAACGCGAACGTCACGCAGTTTTTTATCGCCATACTCAAAATCACAAAGCTGATCCAGATCGCGTTCGACGTTTTTAACGGTGTCGTCTGCCAGCTTCTGGATCCGCGCGTGACGTTCGTAATGGCTCATAAAATTGTCGTCTATCTTATTGAGTGCATCGCCAAAAGTCGGCGTGGTGTTTGGGTTCGTGTAGGCACCGCGCTTAGTCTTCTCAACTAACACCGATTGCAAAAACGCTTTGGCCTCAGCTTCGCCCTTTTTGGTGGCAGGAAAATATTTCCGACCGCCGCTCGCGCCGCGCGCGTCCGCTATCAAAGACTTTTTACCTCTGACCTTACCCTCGGTTACGCGGCCGGCATCGTTCTCGTATAATGTGTTCATCCTTCTCTTTCCTTGTGGCTAAGTGATGCCGGGGCCGAAGCCCCGGCGGTTAATCGTCGTCTACGCCAACGATGCCGTTTCGCAGCATCAGCTTTGTGTTAGTGCCTTTATATACATATAGTAAAACAAACTTACGCTTTCAAGAAAAAAAAGCCGTTAGGTTATTTTGGCGACAGAACGAATTTGGAACATATTTGGCGACAATTTGGCGACAGACCCATTTTTCCATAAAAAAATGACCTAGCACTGCTGCTAAGTCATTGATTTTATTGGTTGCGGGGGCAGGATTTGAACCTGCGACCTTCAGGTTATGAGTGTACAAAACGACAAAGTTTTTGTTGTTATGTATCTCAATAAAATCAATAACTTACATATATTTCAATATGTTACCGGCAGCTCACGGTGTCCCATACTTACCTTGCTATACCTTTGGTAACCTCCCCTTACCCGTTATTTTCTGGCGACAATTTGGCGACGCCGCCAGCAAAACCTAACGACTTACTCTTCATTTCGTACAGACCGTCAGGCTTAGGGCCTGACGAGCTACCGGTTACGCTAATCTTTTTCTAGCGCTGGCACAATATGAATGCGTTCCTTGGACTCATCAACGTAGCACATACGGACGCCCAATTTCTTTTGCTCATCAGTTCGCTTTCGGTGTATTCGAGAAGGAATTTTTCGGCCGGGGCTAGTACGGGTAGCGTCGGCTTTGCAGTCAAACAGATAAAGCTGGCCGTCTCGATCGACAGCTATAATATCAACGGGGGAATGTGCTTGGGTGGTCGTGAAGACGGTGAAGCCAAGACGAGTAAATTCTTTGACCGCGATCGCTTCACACAAATCGCCAAGGGTGTGCCGGTGGTCAACCACGCAGTCTTTCTGCATAGCGCTGCGCACGCGCAGGCACCTGTCGAGCATATTTAGATGATAGTAATTGGTTTGCAGCTTCGGCGTTGTCTCCGCGCTCTAGCGCAGCCAACATTAGTTTAAATTTTCTGAGCGTCGTGAGGCCCATTTGAAAAGTAACCTCAACCAGCACTGCTGTTTGCGTCATATCCAACTCATCAAACCACGGAAATACCGCACGCAGTTCCTTGATCGTTCGATCGATGTCGTTTCTCAGCAGGATCTCGCCTTCAGCTTCGGTAATGCCGGGGCCGGTTGGATCCACGTTGCGTCCCCAACCCAGCGTCCATTTTTGCTGACTGCATTTATAAACTGTCCGCGACCAGCCTTCCTCAACCTTCAGCCTGTCGGCGATCTCGTCGACTGGGTATAACTTCATTTAGGCTTACGTAAATTGTTGACGATCTTTTCTCCCGACCGTCCCATCACGTAGCCCCCGACTCCGACTGTTAATAACGTCCACAATTCGCTAGGCAAATCTATCGCAAGTGGAATCTGGTCATTCGTAATGAGAACCACGGCTAGCTCGATGAGCGGCGCAAACAAAAAATTCCAAGCCACTATTGCGGTAATGACAAGCATCAAGATGGGTCGCCATGACGACGCAAGCCAGCTGTCGGATTTCGCCTCTGCAAGAATGACATCCGCTGCGGCTTTCTCAACCGTGGCTGAGTTCATCATCAGCTGCATGGATAGCTCGCGCTCAATCGCAGCTGCCTTGTCTTTATCCTCTGGCAGCACCCTTTTGACTACGTCGCCAAGTATGGGCGCTAGGACAGGTATCAAAGCTCCAATCAATGTTTGGCCCCTCCGTTAATCTTGTCTCTCAATGAAATGTATCTTTCGTCCAACCGATCGCGGTGACGTTCGAGCTTTGCAAGCATCGCGTCGTTGGCCGCCCACAGCTGCGTCACGTTACGCTCGGCCTGTTCCATTTTTGCTAGCAGGGTGGTCGTATGTACTTGGTCGGATTCCAAGCGAGCCACATCTTTTAACAGCATATCCAACTGCTTTGAGTTTTCTGCTGCACGCGATTGCAAACGCACGATTGCGATAAGGCCGGCGATCGCAGTTAGTGCTAATGGTACTAATGTTTTTAAAATTCCTATGTCCATTTAGACGCAAGTGTCTTGCTCAAAGCGAAGAACATCCCCAATCAAAGCAGGCCCGGTGCAAACCGTACCGTTTGGGTTCTCAATCAAAATCGTCATGGTGTTTTCGCTTGCGTAAAAATGAAGAAGCGCGCCAATTTTCATAACAACGGAATAACGAAAAATTTCGCCGTGCTTGCTGACTTCAGTGACCGCACTTTTCATATCGGGAAAGCACCAGTTTTGTGCTTGTGCTGGGCGCATAAAAAAAGCCGCCATAAAGGCGGCAATAAGCAACGTAAAGCATAAGCGTCTCATCGTGCTAACGCGGTTTTGAATGGAGACTCAGCGAACGCAGCGTAGATAATTGTATTTCCGCTGCCATTTGCAGTTGCGCCACTGTTCCGCCATTTGAACCCGTTTGAAAGAAAATCAATGTCATCTGACGTTGTTACTTCAGCCCCATTGAGTGATGGCGACAAGTAGTGCGTATTTGGGTTCAGGCCATCGCGTGCTAAATCTCGTATATCCCAGTTATAAGCCGCCGATATATTTTTAAAAATTATGACGGAGGGGGCAAAACCTGTGGCAACAAAGGGACCGTCTGCGTTACCGTTTCCAGTGTAGCTGCCGAACTTGCTGAACCCT